ATTCTTTTCTGAATAATTTTTACCTTCGTCTTTTCTTTGAAGCATGTTTGCTCTTCTATTCTCTAAAACTCTTAATTCTCTACCTTCTTGAGGTGAACCAAATCCAGTCATGCCAGAAGTATAAGCTTGTTTAACTCCTCCTTCGCCCCATTTCTCTGAAGCATACTTAGAGCCTTTATTAACTAAGAACATAGCTAGAAGTGCTCCAATAGGTCCTAAGCTTGAAAGCAAACCTGTTCCTGCTAATTTTTTAGCCACTCCTCTTTTCACAACACCTTTTGCAATTGATGCTGGGGTTATTTTCTTTCCAGGAATAGCCATTAATTGGTCTTTCCATTTTGTTAATTGATTAACTTTTTCTCCATCTTGGTAATGCTGTCTAATACTTTTATCGATCATCTTCTTCCATCCGGTTGTATATCCAGTTTAAACGTTCCTAGTTTCCAATGGGTATTCGCTGCTGTATTTGAAATCTTTAACGAAGCCGATCGCCCCCTTGCACGCGTATCTATTTTCGTTGTACTAGTAGTTGAATCAAAAGGTCCGAGTGTCGAGCCGCTTGAGGATTGATTAGCAAAGTCTCTTAAATTCAAAGTCACAATAGCCGTTCCTGTTTGTTGTAAAAAGTCAGGAATAATTCTTCTGATCTTCATCATAAATTCTCCATCTCCTTGTTGAGGAATTCCCGATTGACCAATATCAAAATCTCCACTTTCAATGTTTGCAGCAATGGCAGATGTAGTTCCCGCTTTAACTTGATTTTGTCCTTTTTCATGTTCATAGTAAGTTGTAACACCATCAGTGTTACCCACCGTTCCATCGCTTGTTGCACTTGAATCATATTCAGTTCCATGTGGCTTGCCAAAAACTGCAGAATCTTGCCATGTTGTTCTTGCCAATGAACTTGTCGTCCATACGGGTCTTTCGGCTGTGGAATCCATATAATTATAAGTCACTGCCCGATCAATCGTGTCTGCATTTTCTGATGGATAAAACCAAGTGACCTCGCCAAAAAGATTATTTAATCCGGCATTAATATGTTGTCTTGGCACGGTATTTAAATCATCGAAAACATAATCTTCAACGAGACACGCTAACGATTCCAGTTTACCGGTATATCTAAAGAAACCATTGTCTGACATCCAGTACGCTGAACCATCCACTTCGACTGCGGCATTCTTGCCAATCAGTCCACATCCTGTTCCTACTTGCTGGAAGGAAAAAGTAAACGGAGCACCAACAAACCGCATAATGAATAATGCGTTATCGGTCCAGATATAAATGGCATCACGCCCTCGAATCGCTCCAATAATTCTTGTACCATCGGCAAGTCTTTGCGTGCCTGCGGTATTGGTTGCCGTTGGTGTGTAAGTATTGATATCTTCCTGATCTGACCAACGGACATACATGAAATCCTGAGTCGATGTTGTTCCAATTGTGGTCTCTGTGCCAAAATAAACCAAGTGTCTATCGGGTGTAGATATTAAAGAAAGTCTTGAAGCTGTGGGTGCTCCTGAAATAATAGTTGCTCGAGTTGCCGTTGCAGAATCAGCATCCGAATCCCATTCAAAGCTTGCGCTATCCGTAATGGTTGCAATCAGCTTGTTACCAAAATTATCCAAGTGCCATAAACCTGGTGCAATAATAGTGTCACCACTTACTGGATTACCCCATTGAATATAGTCTGAAGCATCAGTTACTGTTGCTCCATCCGAATGGGATGCAGCTGTGGTATTGTATGCAGCTCGAGTGATTCCTGATAGCCCCTCTGTACTAGTATCGTTAGCCGTATAAGTAAGAAGTTCACTATCAATTAAAAGTGTGCCTGAAGAAGAAAAAGCGTCTGAATCAGCAAGTGTTAAACTAGTAGCAGATGAATTAATATCACCATCCAAAGTAGATGTTACTTCTCCAGAAACGGTACCTCCCCATTGTCCTAGGCCCCAGCCTGATCCTTTAACTTCAGTAGCGGGACCTACCTTATAATAATGTTTAACTCTTATTCCTCCGGATGTATCGGCTCCTGCGCCGCTTTCATTCGATCCCATCTCGACAGTAATCGTTGTAGAGGTTGGAACGGTGGCAACCATAAAAGTAGTATCGTCAAAATCACTAGAGCCAAAATCAGAACCGGTAATAGCAGTAAAATTATCAAGATGGATAATATCGTACTGAGAAATACCATGAGCGCTCGCAAACGTGATCGTGACTGTGGCATCACTACCTGTTGTTGAAAAGGCATTGGTTAAAGTTGTTGTACTTTTAAGAGGTGTTATATCATAAAAGACACCTCCAGAATAGACATAAAGAATTCGGTTTGTGCCAAGGGCTGCATATTTTACGCCGCTGGCATTGACGAAATGGTGTAAAGCTGTAGTTCTTCCGGTTAAGGTATTATCTCCAAGCTGTGCCCAGCCTCCTATTTTTTCAGGGGTGCCATAACGAAAGCGGACATAGTCACCGCCTTGCCACTGGCTTTCTCCGCCGGTGGGTGTGACTTGCTTATTGAATCCTGGTGCAAATTTAACTTTTTGTAGCATAAAACCTTTATACTGTTAAAAAGACTGTCTGGCAATATGATTAAGGCTTAGTTGGCCATGTAACATTTTCTACTTTATCAACAGTATCTTTCCCTGCGGGCAGGTCCCTTAATGCTTGGCGGTACGTTGTCATATCACTTGACATGGTTACATCCGATAAAGCATAAAAATCTGTTTCAGCTAAAAGCTGATTTCTTTGCTGTCTTAACCCTGCAATAGCACGATCAAACGCACCAGCTGCCCAAGTTTCATCTTCTGCATCTCTTGCCGCTTCTTCTTCCGCAGTAAATTGAACTCTAACATTATCTATTCTTTTAAATCTTGGCATAATTATCTCCTATGAATTATTTATTCCGTAGAGTCGGACATTCCCTCCGTCAAATCCCCCGTTAGTTAAAGAAAATTGAATACCTGTTGTTGCAGCCGCTAGAGTGACACCACCCCAACCATCTAAATAATTCCATCTAGAATTAATCAACCCTCCACCCATAGTCCATTGAGCATTTAAGTGGGTTGTTGCTCCAGGATGATAAATAAACAAGTTTCCATCCTGCACTTCTGCTGTTTCAGCACCACCACCCAGTCCGTTTTGAGCAAGTCGCAAACCTGTGGAAACTGCTCCCCCACTGTAATACACATTAAGAGCTGAACCACCACTAGTACCTTGGGAAGCAGCATAATAATAATTACTACTAGTTATAATAGAACCACCTTGTTGTGCATGAGCAAATATGGAATTTGTAGCGTTATCTTCATCTATATGTACATTTGCAAAAGAAAACATATAGACATCGTACGTAGTATCTAGTCCAGTTACTAATATGGTATCTGCATCCATAGCTGTCGTTGAAATATAAGTCCACGCACCACCACCACCAGCATCTTCAAAAACAGCACCGGCACCAGCACCAGATGACGTAAATACCTGTCCGTCAGTCCCCAAACTTCCTACAAGTCCTGAGCCTCTAATATTAAGTCGACTTCCTACTATTCCACTCATAAATTTATTCTTATAATGTTTGTTCTAGATAACTAACTACAACGTCAACGTCTGCTGAACTTGCAGTTATAAAACCTAACATATCATTCGCTTCTAAAACTATTCGATCATTGTGCATGAAAGTTTCATTGGCTCCTAAGGCTTGTGTTTTATAAATGTAATGGTCTGTTCCGCCGTCGTCATCATCGACATATAAATCAAAAGTTTCGGCAGCCCCGGCCGTCTCGCAAATTGAAATTGATAGAACAACATAAGTTTTACCACTTGCACCATCGATCAATTTCACTTCTGAATTTGAACACGTTGGTTTTACTGCTACTTTGAATAGTTCACTTGCCATATTTTCCTCCTATTAAAATCCAAACACTGCTGCTTTACCTGTACTTACAATATCTGGTGCCATTGATCCAGCATTTGTTATTGCTCCACCGGCAGCAATAGCTATAGTCGACCCAGACAGAATTGTAAAGGTATTTGCCGTCATTGTAAAATCATCAGCACCTGCTATTTCAAAATCTATTTGGTCATCCGTCGGGGATGAAATTGTTGTATTTCCATTAGCATCTAAAATAATAGCATCGGCAGTACCGTTAGTATCAAAAGTTGTACCAACTGTGGTTCCTGTAATTGTTAAATTGTCAGCAACCGTTGTTTCTGAAGTTGTATGTCCAATAGTAACTACGATACCAGATGTTTCTGTTGCTAATTTTAAAGCTCCTGTTGCATTTGTGACATAAGAGTTTGAACCATCATGATAAACCGTCATATCCCCACCATCACCAATTTTAATTGGAGAAGAATCTGTTAATTCTAGTGCGTCATCGGACTCATCCCATAATAAGAAACTTCCTGACGTTGCACCAAAGAATTTAACATCATGCCCTGTATTATCTACTCCAGTTGTAATGGTTCCAATACAAGTTAATGCAGAACCTGTAAAAGTTAAATTTGCTTCTGCATCTAATTCAGTTGTTGTTGAGCCTATAGTAACAAGTTCACTTTGAGTAGCATTATTAATCGCTGTTACTCCTCCTGTAGAAGCATCTTCCCATGCGACAGCTGCACCTGCACCACCAGAAGTCAAAACCTGACCGTCGCTGCCATAATTGGCACCTGCAATTCCTATTTCATTATCCGCTGTAAATCTAAATCTTTCAGCCGCCGTTGCTGTTTTACCTGTTGCAAATACAATATCGGTATTATTAACAGTAGCACTAAAAGTAGCATCTGCTTCTGCATATATTGAAGCACCCACTAAAATAGCATCAGAGCCATCAGATTCTAAAGGAGCTTGAAAATCTATTCGTCCTAATATATCTGCATCAACAACAGTAAGTTCGCCAGTCGTAAGTTTTAAGTAACCAGGACCTGCTGCGGTTGCTCCTCGTACTTCGAATGCATTTGGATGGAATCCCATTGAGGATTCTAACATGAAGTGCCTGTTACCGCTTGAAGATGCGGCAGCATTGAGTTCGGATTCTGTGAAAATGTTGAGGTCTCTACCGTCAATGCTGATAGATACTATCTCTGCAATTGTAC